CTCGCGAGTCTACCCTTTCGGGCGGATAAGTGTACGAGTTTCAGCATACACATTCTTAAGTGAAAACTGTGTTTCCCTTATGCAAACCCCACCTAAGGAGTCGGGTGAGAAGTTTTACACTCCTCGTAGTTCTCCAGCTTCAAGCTCATTGAGCTTGCATTCTGCCGATGAGCGGAAAGATCCGTGGGTGGTTAACACCGACGTTTTGTGCGTGGGATCGCTCCCATGTACTTCCAGCCTCAAAAAGAGGTGGACACCCGCCTGTGCCTGTAAAACCAGGCATAGGCCTTTTTCCGACTTTTGCAAGTTGGTAGTTGACCCTTGCTTACGCAAGGGTTTATCTGTTCCAGAGATCGAGGTCTGTTGGAACAATTATAACCTTTGGGAAGATAAAATCCCGAAGGAACTTAGTGGCCTCGATAAGAGGCTACATTTTATGGACATTACTTCTATCGGTACTGTCTACAATGTGCTGTATAATGGCACATATTGGTTTCCTCGATTAATGAGGAAGAATTCTGCTGGAAGGCAGAATATCAACGGATTAGCAATACTCCGTTTGTTATGCGGCCTGAGTTATTCAGGTCCTCAAGAGCTTTGGCAGCTGCGAAAGCTCAAAGTGCATGTTAATGGCATGCATAAGTTGCGAAACATCCTCGCAACTGTTGACGGGTTGGTCATGCAACTCGTTTTATGCTTCCCTATGTGGGAAGAGCTCCTGGATTGGACCAGGATGGATCAGATAATCAATTGTCTGATATGTCAGCTTTTACCTGACTATTTCAGGAAGGAAATTCCTGAGAAGCCTTCTGCATACGAGAAGGTAAAAAGATTGCGTAAAGCAATCAAAGAACAGGGTTTTAACCCTGTAGGGGACATATCGTCCATAGACATCCCGCGAGAGATGTCATTCTTTAAAGTCATCACTGACTTTTTACACGATAGGAAAACTCCTATCGATATGTACCGGGTCATGGTGTTAAGCCAAACCCGTGCGTCGGGGGTTCCCCCCCGATCCGTCTATCTGAAGACTCTTCAGAAGATAAAGGAGACTCTTACCGAGCCTCCGGATCCCTCTCGTTATGAGAGGGTCAAATCGTACCTTGCTGAAGGTATCGATGATATCCACCAGGAAATGGTGGAGAGTATTGGCTCAGAGTCACAATCTGAGCATTTCTGGTCTCGTGTCATAAACAAGGCCAAAATATCGCTTAGCGATAGTGGAGAGTTCTTTACGAACTCTGAATCTGGAGGTAAGTTAGAAGCCGCCAGAAAGATCCTTAGTAATGAGGATTCTATTCCAGAGTTAAATCTGGAAACCGGCCGACCTACGGGTCGGATACTAACACCTGAAGATCAGGTGGGAATACGCCTATTTCATTGGGCGTGTGGTCTCTTTTCCGATCGGAAGAGAGTTTATGACAGAAATGTTATGTCTGTCAGAATATCCCTAGTCGCTGAACTGGGGAAGTACCGGGCCATTACGGTGTCCCATCTCGCCCATGCAATAATGTTGCATGTGCTTTCTCATGTATTGTTGGAATATATCTCAGCAATACCATCAAGCCGGTCTGGAGTCAGTGCCGGCAATCAAGCTTGGAATTTCTTCAAGCGTTTATCCCACAAGAACCCTGCGGGAAATTTCATCTTTGGTGACAAAGATGTTTATGTGTTCTCAACAGATTGGGAACAAGCCACCGACTGGTGTGATCACCTGGTCGCTCAATGCATAGTCAACAGACTGTGCTATAACGTGGGTATTCCCACGTGGTATAGGCAAACCGCTGTGTTTGCCTTATGTGCTCCACGTCAAGTGGAGGAAATGGATGAGGACAAAATCCTCTCCCGATATTTCACCACTCGTGGTGAATTAATGGGTGACCCTGTTGTTAAGGTCATCCTTCATATGTACCATTTACTGGCACGATACGCTGCTGTAAAGCAGCTGAGGAGGGGGTAAACCCCTCAAGCTTGCGTAAAGCAACACCCTCTCCGACTGTGAGAGACTGC